CCGGTCTCTCCTTTAATTCAAAGTGAGGATAGTCCTTGAAGGTACGCCAGTCACCTCCCCAGACTATCGGAGTGTCGAGTATGTCGGCTGCTTGTTTCATAGCCTCTGCAATAGGCAGGAAGGCTTCTTTATCCCATGTCACAGGGATTGGTACTACATCAACTGCTAGGCCACCTAAGTGCTTGGACCTCATGGTCTTGCTAAAGCCGTTGTTAAAGTAGTCCCTCTGTTCTTCTATTGTTCTCATACCATCAGTGATCTCGAATGGAACCTCTGATAGAAGTCTAGCAAGAAAAACAACTTCATACAAATCTATATGAATTTCTGCTAAATGCTGTTCAGATCGCTCTGAGAAACCCCCCTCGTGGGAAACAGACCCCCCATCGTGGGAAATTGAGTTGGTAGCCCAGAAGAGGCTAAAGAGGGCTACCCAAAAAGTAACAATAAACCCTATGAGGGTGGCTCTGGCCATACTACATTCCTTGGGTCTGTGGTGTTAGCTGGTAGGTCTCGGAGTTGTTGTCGGTAGGTAGCCCAAGCTGCTGCGTCTACAGGAGCGTCTGGTACTTGAGTCCAGTCACACTCGCTAAGAAGGTAGTTTCGATTGCCACGAAAATTAAACCAAGCCCTATTCAACTCTTCAGCATCTAAATCTTCTTGAGGTCTAAGAACAACTTCTTTGTTTACAACACGACAGTTTTCAACATCTCCCTCATAAGCAAGATAAGACTCGCCCTCTTGGAGCAAAAATTCCACAAGTTCTTGTTTGTTGTGATGAACTGATTTGATAAACCCGGTGTTAGAGTCATACACGATAAAAGTCTGCTTCATTTCTTAAGCTCCATTGCAGAGATATAAGCGTATCTTGCATAAACTACCCCTGTCTCACTTTGTGCTTGAAGTGTGTACGTCTTATTGCCGGAAGATACTTTATTTGCCGTTCTGAGAATAGTTCCCCCAAAAGTTTGGACCCTAGATACTACTACGTCCTCTGCAATCATTATTACGGTTGAGTTTTCAAGAAGTTTAATATTGCAACGTCGATCGCCAGCGCTAAAGTTTTCGCTACCAACAAAGCTGTAACTTATGGCTACGTCTTCATTTCCAGTGATTGATATAGCTGTTGTTGCTATAGTTGTGTAACCTGAACTAGACAGTTCGACGAAGCTTGCCGGAGTTGCCGCAGAAGAGCCACTTCTTTCAGATACAGAATCGTCTATAAGATCATCGGTATCTGATCTTTTAGATGTAGCACTAACGGAACCAGAAGACGGAGCCAGTGATCCAAGGTTATTGTTAGAAGTATCATATGCTTGCGCCCAAACATAAAGGGTGACGTTTGCTCCTACATTAAACCTAACAGACTCTCCTACTTGATCGGTGTATTGACCGAGATTAAGAACGTTGCTTGTGTTGTAGTAAATCCTTGTAAAACTAAAGTTGTCGTTGATTGGGTTAGTCCAAGAAACCTCAATCTGCCTGATACCGCCATTAGCAAGCAAGCCATAGACATTATCTGTGGGAGATACACCCCCACCAACTACAACCTCACCCAAGGCCCCCGGTAGGTTAGTGTCAGCACTCTCAAAGCCAGTAACATCAGAGATTGCATCGTAAGTGGTAGCAGTGATACTACGAAGTACAAGGTTTACCTGTAGCTGGTAGTCTTCAATACCAAAACCCCATGCTACAACCTCAAACCGTTCATTAGTCCAACCAAAACGACTGTTGGTAAAACTCACAATATCACCAACCTGTAGGTCAAAGGCATTAAGACCAAAGGTGCCAGATACCGTAATCTGACTACGGTTCTTCTCAAGAGCAATGTTGGCCAGTCTCTGAGCCTCGAAAGGTGTATCAGTAAACGGTAAGGCCAAGTCCATTGTACTTTCTAAGTCACCATCAATGGTGACAAAGTTAGGGCTAGTAACTGTAGGATAGTCAGTGAACTGGTAGTTGGTAGATGGCCCCCGGAAGGTGCCTCGTACAGCATTAAAGTTGTCCCTACGAGAGTGTCTTGTGGTCACAGAGATAGGAGACCGCAGATCATCCTCAGTAAGGGTCTTCACTGGTGTGGTATCTTCTCCAGCCTTCATACGCCACTTACCCTGTGCATACCACAGGTAGCCAGCACAAGAGGTCATAAGCTGTGCAATAACGTCTACAGGAGGCTGAGAAGTGGTCCAAGCACCATTGCAAGTGTATCTGTTAGAGGCTATAGTAGCAGGGGGATTATCAGGGTCTGTTACGTTTACAGTCTCGTCAGAGCGATTAGCAGCATCTTCTACTAAGTCATCATCAATGTTAGCATCATCTTCGCCAAGGCCATAGACACTGTTAGTCAGGAAGTCTCGGACGATGAGTGCAGGGTTATCAGACCACTCCCAAGTAGCAGGGTCAGCAGCATCATGTCCTGCTTCCCGAGGGTCATAAACCTTCTTACCCTTGATAAGGGCAGTGACTTCTGGTAGTCCCTCGTCCCATACGTCATCAGCGTATGTAAAGATAATAGCTAGGTGAGCAATACCAAGAAGCTTGTGACTAGAAGTCCACTCGCTACTAAAACCCGAAAATGCTCCATTCAGGCTTGTAGTATGTCCACCAGTTACTTTACGGACTTTAAGGTAGTTGTTGAACTTGGTTGTGGTGTTGCCAACTACATCCTCGCCCTTCTCATTAATCTCTTGAGCGTAACTAACACTGTCCCCGCTAAAGACCAGTCTATACTTGCTGCCAAGATATACCTCTTCAAAAGACTCGATTTCGTGTCCTGCATAGGCAATGATGCGGCTTAGGTCTTTGTTATTAGCTCCATGAGCATCATCAAATACTACAACACCACCAATCTTAGTCTGGCCATAGATCACTTGATGATGTAGTGATGCACCTCTGCGGTTGACGTTATAGCCACCAAACTTAGGTTCAGTAGCACTAGGCCCCATAGCACTAGAGAGAGCATCGGCTGTGGCTTGCTTGGCCATATAGCTACTGGCAAAGCCTCCAACGAAGCCAATAGCACCTAAAGCTAGGGCTTTAGCGGGACCGCCAGTAATAAAGCCTTGGAATGCACCAGCAGCACCACCAATGAGACCTCCTACAAGGCTCTGACCCATATCAGTCTCCTATATACTTAGAATAGATGCGCTCAACCAAAGAAAACTTTAGGAACTGCATCAGATTATCGAAAGGCTTGTGAACCTTTGTGTTGATAGCCAAGACTGAGACACCATCTTCTTTGAGACACTTTTCTGCAAACTGGATTAACTTGATACCAGTGCGACCTTTTCTGTAGTCAGGGTGCAGGAAGATAATATCGTTAGAAGCGAACAGGTGGTCTTTGTAGTGCATGTTGTATTGGATGATGACTACAAAGTAACCCACCAACAAGTCACCTTCTCTAGCTGTAAATATCTTCAGTACGCCAGCTTGCTCTAAGGTGTGGTAGGCGTCCCAGTCTGGGTTTAGTTTAATCTTGTCTTTGTTAAGGGCAATATCTTCCCAATGCTTTTGTATCAGTGGTCGGATGTCGTCCTCAACCGTAGCTAAGAACTCTTGTTGATACTTCATTCGGGTATAGCTCCCCATATAATCTTCTTGGTCTGTAGCCCTACTACAAAATCTAAGCCTTTGTCTGGGTTGCCAGTACCATTGGCATTAGGGTACTTCTCTTTCTGGTAAGCAGAAGTGTATCGAGTACCAGCAGGACGTTCTAAGGCTACCAACTTGTTTTCCACAGTCAGAGTGATAGTGCTGGTGTCTGGGCCTTCATCAATGTTCATCTGGTCCATATAGCCAGAGAATATCTCGATGTAGTCTGTGGGGTTGTCCATCACACCAAAGTAAATCTTACACTCTTGTCCTTGGTATGGTGTGTTAAGAGCTTGCACAAACAAAGAGCCAGCAGAGTTATCAATACCACTGAGGGAAATAGTAGCCCCCCTAGCGGAAATATCTCCGGTCTCTTCGATAGGCTCAATCTGTAGGAACTCTCCTGCACCAGCATAAGCCTTGCCGTTAATGGTCTTCGTACCGATACCATTCCAGAGATAAATTGGCTCAGTGCCTAGCTCTGGATCAGTGTCAAACAGAAGGTCAATAGCAAAGAACGGCTGAATAACATCAGCCGCCAATGCCGTTGTAATTGATGTTGGCAGAGACCTACTCATTTGAGTGCAGTCTTAGCCGTTACTCGACCGTAGACAGCCAATGCACCACCACCAACAGTGATAGCTTGCATAATAAGTTCTACAATCGTACCCTGAAGTTCAGGGGTTAGTGGGATACCAGTAGAAGACAAAGCAGAAGAGATAAGCATAACAACTACCCCCCATACAGTCTTAGACATCCACCATTGTTTTTGGTCCAACATAATAATTC